GCCGTGTCCAATGCTCCTCCCATGTGGAAGGCGATGATCTTGTACGGAGGTGCCGAGGAGAATACGGGGAGCATGCACATACCAGGTTGTGTTTGGTAGTTCATTGCGTAGTATCCTCGTTGATGTACAAGCATTCCATTGACTTTGGTTCCATTGTCAGAATACTCTTCATATCTGAGTGACAGTGGTGTCCACCCTCCTTTCGTATCTGGGTACAAACCGGAGTTGTGTCCGAGATCGCACGACAACAACTGATCAGTTATTCGAACCTCAATTTGCCCATCTAGGCAAATGAAGCACCAATCAGTGTTGGGTGGGTTAACGACCTTGAGCACTTGACACAATCTAATGCTGTCCACTTTTCCTGGACGCCCGATTGTAATCCTCCTCTTGTCGACCAACCCCTCCCATGCATGGAAAGGCATCAGTAACACTTCTCTGGAACAAGCATATGTGTAACAGAGAGGTCGACCTTGGTTGTAGACCTGAAACGTTCGACGAGTGTACTGCTGATAGCGTTCATCGAGTGTTGTTGTTCCCTTCGGTTCGGATGGCATGAAACTGACGAAATTGTCCCACAGAGTTGACTTCTTTTCCTGAATCACATCCATTGGATTTTCCATGAATAGTGCTTCCGGACGAGCTTTCAGAAAAGTTCTCATGAAGCTCAGAAACTCTCGGGAAATAGTCAAGCAAGCCAAGGCTTTAACGCCAACAATGAACATGGGTTCATCGCCGAACAAGCCTAATCTGACTTTTGCTACAATACATTCCGTTGCAATGTTCTTGATGTGACATGCGATGGTGTAAACCACGACTGCAGTCCCGTAGATACAGGCGAGTCCGAGGTAGACATCGTACATCAGCAATGCCGCGTAAGGAATCAACATCAAAGTGGCTATCGATCCTGTTGTAAGGAGAATTGCCGCTTGTTTCTGAACCGTGGCTTGCATAAAAACTTCGAAATAACTCTTTCCGAGATCAATCAAGTTGTTACCAATCCAATTTCCGATTGTCGATTGCAAACGAGGCACCTTCATCTTGGCAAACCAGTCAACGACATCGTTGTACAGAGCTTGAGCCATGACATTTGAACATGTTTGAAAACTTTCCGGTCGAACATTTTTCGCAAGAGCATCGATTTCCATTTGAGGAATTACCGAGCAAGTCGCGCAAAAACATTTGAGACATTTGTGGACACACATTTCTTCGTTTTTCAGCTCCATCATGTCATTCACCAACTTTTCCTGCTGTCTGAAGTGCTTCTCCCATTCGTCTACCCAAATGGGCATCCATTCCTCAATCCCTTTGGTTTCGACCTTATTTCCTAATTTGTCTTTCTTGAATTCCATGGATACCGTTGAAGGTTTGTTGTCCTTGGAAACTCCTAGCGGAGCCAAATTCGGATATATGGGTGTCAGGGTGTGGACAGGAGTTGCAACAGTGCACAAGTCAGAATTGATAGTACCATCTTGTTTTGCAAACTGTGGTTTCACTCTCACTTCATACGACTTGACGCGGTTCCAAAAAGAGGGGAGGTCATTGCAGTATTGCAGACATTTTAAGTCGTACACATTCGAAGTAATAATTACTAACTTCGGTTTATGTGCTTGACAACCTTTTTTGTCTGCCTCTGCTTGAATGGAAAGGTAAGGAGCATTGTTCACGATACGGACCAACTTGGCTAACAACAATTGCTGAATGTCTTGTTCAGATATCTTTGCGTTTGCCACGTCGTCCCATATGTAGATGTCTTTTCCTTCAAGGTGACCGTCATGATATTTCCCGTCTGATGCTCGCCAAATTCTCTCTTCCGAGGCTGTTATGCCTTGAGATCTAGCAAAGAGGGCGATCGTTTGTTCAACGAGAGAGGACTTGCCAATCGAACTCTTACCCACAAAACTGAAACAAATCGGTCTTGCGCGCGGGTTATGAGTGTACTTCGATGTAGCCATCCTTTCCTTGATGTTGTTCAATTCATTGATCCATACCATATAGTGCGTGGTTGATCTTAATGAATAACGATCCCTCTTGTGCATGATCTGCACAGTTGCTGACAAATCCATTCCCAGTTTATATACCTCATCGGCAAATTTTTCGGGAGTTTCATGGACTCGCTCGAGTGTTCCGCTCATGAAATTTTCAACACGAGAACGGACCCAAGCCATGCGTCTGCTAACAGAGGATGGAAAGAGGAATCCCACGACATCATCAGGAGAATGCGCGGCAACTTCTACAAACTCAACAACGTATTCTACCACGTTAAACATGAGTTCGAGAAAATCTGCACCTTGCATTGATTCTCCTGGGATCAGCTTGTCCAACTTTTTCAAGTTGGCCTTGAGAACATCATCGTCATCAACTAGTGAAGAACAGATGATCCCAGCCAAAGCGGACTTCATGAATATACCCAAGCGAGATTCAGAAAAGTTATCTTTCATCTCGCGCAAGTTGTTCATATAGGAAGACACCTTGGAAGCTTCTTGTCGTGCGACCAGAGGGGGCAACTGATGTTCGGCATTTGTTCCAACGTCAGCATCAGTTAGCTTCGAAACGTTTGACTCAAAGAAGTTCTTCAGATCGGATCTCCTTAAAAGAGCGATTCCGAGGCATCTTTGCGTCAGATCTTCAACTGTGCGGGCACTTTTGCAAATGAGAAAAACTGCGAACAGATCTTGACACACTCCTTGCCAGTTGACTCCTTTGACAGAAGGTAATTTCTTGAATGCATTTGGTGTTTCTTGAACTATTGCTTTCATTACCTCCTCTTCTTCAGCTGTATAGGTATAGTGAAGAAGACCACTAGCTGCTGTAAACATTCCTGCTGCAACGGCACCTATGGCTAAGGATTCTGGGCGTGCCTTAAGACTGCCTTCTTTCTGTCTGATGACATAGCGTAGGCGATCCAAATATCGGCAAAATGCGTCAAACTCCTCTCCTTCCGAAAGCTTACCTTGTACCAGTTTCACGTAATAACGGATTGTAACCAGTTGAGGAAGTTCCAATGAGGAAAAGGGAAGATCAACGTCATACCACCACCTGTACTTCTCGCGGAAAGTAAGGGATGGTATCTTCCCCCAAGGCATTTCAATGAAATCGAAACGATCGGCATCTTTTGACAATTCGCGCATAAGAACGCGAGCAACTAAGCTGCCGACCCTGTTCGATCCCGGTATGAAATCGGGGCCCTGGAGGGATGTGTGTGCTTTTTTAGCGCCTACACGGGCGCTTCTTGGGATTCGGTGTTTCAGACACTCCCAAATTAGAGTCTGCTGTCTGTGCTGAAATGCTCGTTCCTCGACGGTTGGGTGCCACAAGTGGACCAAATGTCTTCGAGGGAAATACGAAATCTGCACGTCACAGATCGTCATGTTATTGACGATAATATGCCGTAGGATGGCATTGATTGTTGGATAACGCCCCAACGCGTCTACTGTTGCTTGCCACTGTTCAAATTCGAACAGGACCAGGTAGCAGAAACCCGGTTTGTATTCATTCACATCACTCAGATGAGATGAGTTCGTCAACATTGTTGACTCCGAAACGACACTGGACGTATCGTCATCGCGCGCCCTTGGGCGACTCGACTCGTTGAAGTCCGCGGGGATCAAGATTGGATTCATAACTAACTAAAGAAACAAACCAACCTCAAAACCTGCGAACCGGAACGAGTCTAAAAAGCACAGAAGTGTTTTTTAGACCTGCAACGGTCCGTTCCAAACAGATTATACAATCTCCTACCATTATAGCCAGTATACCGCCGTGCGAAAGCGGGCTTAACTAGGTAACTGTTTTTGATCATCACCTATCGCCAATACCTACTCCGAAGAGTTTATCTGGTACTGGTTAGATCGACAATGAAAAGGTCATTACTCCCAGCGAATGAAACTAAAGGTTTAAACCATGTGCATAAAGCACCAGCGGCATGGGTAGCCACTTTTGTAAAGCTCGGGTTGTTTACCGATACGATAAGTTCTCTACGGCAGAGCACTCCTCCCTTGTGGAAGGTGGGTTGGACTTGATGAATCAATCCATGAGCAGTCCTTACTCATAGATAGGGCGGGTATTTTACCTGCTTGCCGGGCAGGCGTTCGCAAAATGATTGGTGCTGCTGTGTCTCCTAACACAACATTTCAAACGCAAACTAAATTCGTTCTGGAGATTTATAGTGTGGGGACTTTAACCCCACCATAGGCACTCGAACAGGTAACCTAATGATTATCGACGACATCATTCCACTTAAGGCTATATGGAATCGACGAGACATATTTATACTGCTGCTCTTCTCACAGTTTTTAGCAGGTCTTTAGGCTGTTTGCTGGACAGGCGTTCACAAGTGATTGGTACTATCATGTCTCCTAACATGACAAATCAAATGCAAACATTGTTTGTTCTAGAGATTTATGGTGTGGGGACTTTAACCCCACCATAGGCGCGCGAACAGGCAACCTAATGAGTATCGACGACAGCATTCCACTTAAGGCTATCTGGAATCGACGAGTCATATTTATTCTCTCGCTCTTCAAAGAGTTGGGCTTCTTAGGCACCTTGATGCATAAAGCATCGATTCCTATTATTAGTACGGAAAACCGTACAACAATAGTGTCTGTATAGGGGGATGTATCCTATAAACATCTACAAACTGAATCTAATAATCTAAGGATGATTGGGTTTTTGAGACTGGTTAAATCTCTTACTTATTTCGATAATGGTGACCAAACCAATAAGTAATCCTAGTTTCATGAAAAATATATGTCACATAAAAGTAAAGTGTCCGAGGGACCGGACAAGTTACCTTTTGTGCAAGTATCATAAACCGTAGCGTATGATACCTGAATTAAGAATGAATCTTCACAAAAGTATACAATCCGAAGTTAACCGGAGAATACACCTTCATGGGTGTTTCAAAGTTAACACATACATAATCAAAAACGTGGCAGTCATAC